CCATGATATTAATAAAAGTGCCGATCTTAGCCATGATTAATCAAGGCCAATGATATTGGTAGCCGTTGTTCCTGTTGACCAAACTCGCTTAACACTAACTGGCAGGATTGTTCCGGCAGCAAGACCAACAAAAGTAACCGCATGACCATTCACAGTGGTTACTTTGACATCTCCGCCGCCGCCGATATAGAGAGAGCGCATCTGATTATCAAGATCTGAATCAGCAGGAGTAATTGCCGTTGCGCTGCCAGCGCAGGAATCAGGCGTTAAAGAAAATCCCATATCATTCTCCTATCATTTTTTTGCAATACCAGCTTCTGACATTGCGATAGCTACTGCTTGTTTTCGGCTGGTTACTTTCTGACCGCTGCTAGACTTGAGTTTCCCAGACTTATACTCGCGCATGACTTTCTTGACCTTACGCTGCATCTTTTCTTTGGCTTCCATATTTACCTCATACTTTGGTTTGAGTAGAACCAAGAGTTTCCGTAATACCAGTCTCAGGCGTCAGACGCGCCTCAGACAGCAGAAGCCTCGAACCACCACGCAACCTCGATGCGCGACGGCCAGCCATCTGTTCCGCACTTGTCCGTTGCTCTTCTTGCAGTCGTTTACGCTCCGCTTCGGTCTGCGCCCGCTGTTCAGCCAGAGCAGCAGCCGCGCCGCCATCTCCACCACCACCACCAAAAATTCCACTCATTTTGCAGTCCTCGCCATTATGTAAAAATCAGAACCGTCAGGTCCATAAGATTTCATAGTGCCTTCGTTCTTGAATCCCAAAGCCATAGCCCATCTAACAGCTTTCTTATCGGCGCTTTTAACAGTTATTTGAGATCTATGCAACATTAAGTATTGCTCTATGACATACAATACTTTAAAAGCTATTTTAGTCAATGAGATAGCGTTCTTTTTGGATCTATTGTCCAGTATGGACCACATCTCCCCAACGCCATGCCAGATAGGTACGCAGCCAAATATGGCTACAGGGTTGCCATACATAAAAGCGGTGAATGAAATACCAATGGCATCCTGCTTCAATACCATCGCTTTTGTGTCGATATATGCTGAAGCGGATATAATTTCAGATTGTGAAATCTGTATCTGACCGAAATGCTCTTCTGCAAATGGCAGGATAACTACGCCATTATGATTGCTTATCAGGTCATTAATTGAACTAATTAGTTGAGAATACATCGAAGTCCATCTTGGCAACGGCACCCTGGATAGGCGCTGCGCCGTAACTTCTGGTCTTTGTCATCCGATTATATTCACCGCCGCCTAGCATCAGGTAGCCAAAAGAGTCACCAATATGTGAATGTTCGTTCTTGTTTGGTGAATCCTTGAATCTCTCCTGTCCGGCGCCTATGGCTACACGCTTGAAATGATATCCGCCAGCCAGAGATTTACGCAGTAGCTTGCAGTTCCGGTTGATAATCAGTCCAGGTTTACCGTTAATCAGCCTTTGCATTGGTGCGGCAGCAGCTTCCCGTCGCACCTTGAAATCATTGCTTGCAGTAGGATTTGCCTTTAGCCCAAGTGTACGCAGGTAATCAAACGCAGTTACCTCGTAGATGGCATCTCTAGCCATACCAGCAGGATCGCCCCAGATTAGCACTTGATTCTTGGGGAACAGTGAATTGAGTTCAGACAGTAGTTGCTGCCCGAAACGCTCCAATCCCATGTCAAATGTCACGATCTCATGCAGGATGATCCACCGGCCATTAGACAGCCGCTGGCCTATGGTTGCAGCAGGAGTCAAACCAAAGTCCAGCCCTACCTGTATCGGCGCATTCGGATCTACCTCGACATCGCCTGACATCAGGTTATCATCGTATTCCGGCCATACAGGTCTTCCTTCCTGCACATAGGTGTACTCACCACCTGCATAGCAGCGAATCCAGTCTATGTTCTTGCCGCCAAGCATCTGCATGTAATAACCGGCAGGCAGGTTATTGATGTTCTCTGCCTTAGGGTTTATCTTCCACCACTTGTTGTTTGCCAGGATATGGTCATTAGCCTCTGGATTCTCAGGCAGATCTTCGATCTTGACTTCAACCACTCCACCTGGCTGTCTAAAGAATTTCCATGCAAACTTGCCGGTCAGCTTTTCCTTCTCTGCCAGCTTAAACCACCAATGGTCATCGTCCATCGGGTTGGTATCCATCCAGATACCAGACCATACGGCACCGCCATCACGCTTAGTGGGATAGCGTCCAACGCGATGAGTCAGGCCGTCAATAACAGCCTTTGGCAGTTCCCTTGCCTCGTTTACCCATGCGCCTGTCAACTCCAGCGAAAGAAGTTTACGAACGTCTTTAGGCTGGTCAAGAGCCAGGAAAATAACCTCGCAATCAATACCAGCAGCACCATCCCTGCTAGGCAGGCGAATATGATGGGTAATAGGAGGGGTGTAATGTATCGGGCCAAAGGTAGCCTCCGGAAAGAGATCCATCCAAGTCTTGAGAGTAGTCGTTCTCAGCATTGGATAGCTGTTCCTGACGATAGCCCATCTGCTGTAGCGTATTCCGTCTATAGGAGATGGCTTCTGCTTGACTGCACGCATCATGATCTCGGCAGCGCAGGCATAAGACTTGCCGCTACCCACCGGCCCCATCAGGCCACGTACAAACGAATTGTTACTCAGGAAATCCCAAATGATCGGAGACTTGGAAAAGTCAAGATTAAGACCGGCGTTACCTATCTCCTTGCTTGACTTCTCTGTAGTCTTAGCCATTCTTGTCTAGCCTAGCATTAGCCATTTCATCGCTATACTTCTCAGGGTAACGCTTTTGCAGCTTTTCGATATTGTCTCTGGCTACTGCACCCATATCAAAATTAAACGAATGACAAGCAAGAGCAACAAACCAGAGAATATCTCCCAATTCCTCGTAAGCGTTAGACCTATCGAGTTCTTTTCCATAGATAACATTCTTTTTGATGCAGTCCACAAATTCACCGACTTCACCAGAAAGACCAAGCGCACTGTGCATCATGTCAAATTCGCTAGTGCCAGGTTTCTTGGTTTTCATCGCAAGAACTGCGTATTCAGAAAACTTCATTCTTCCTCCAAAAAGTAAGCCTACTCGCTGCGTATGTTGCGTCAACTAAGACACAACACACCGCACTCAATGTTTGGCTCCGATTCAATCCTGCCCATATTGACAGGAAGTTCATCCAAAAAAATTGGAATCCTTTTTTCGCCATCCATTCTTTTGTTAATTGCGACATTCATTTTCCGTTCTTGTTTTGCCATCTTTTCAAAAGCATCAGGAAAGTCGAATCTGATCTTGTTCCAATATCCAGCGCCACCCTTTACACATCCAATACAGTTGTTATTAGGGTAGCCTAGCCTATACATAGCAGGAATCTCAATTCCTGCACTATAAAGTGCCTCCAAACAATTTCGTTTTGTTACTCCCTTTTCAATCAAAGGAAACTCGCATTTAAGGTCAGGCTCACCAACCATCAATTGATGTTTCCTATGCGATTCTTCTACCGTGTAACCAAAAACATGAATATCAGTTTCTTGCTGATATTTCCTTCTTACTAACTTTTTAAGTTCTGTAGTGCATCTGGCTCCAGCTGGGCCGACAAGCCATCCGGTTTTATCAAACACATCGTAAATATCCTTATATTTTTCAGACCTGATTAACTTAATTTCTTTTCCAAACCATTTTTCACAATCACGCATAAACCTTACATTGTCTGGATGCTCGTATTTCAAAGTATCGCAATAAACAACCTCAACCAAATCACCGTATTTTTCAATAGCTAGTTTTGCTGAATATGCGCTTGCAGCGCCACAAGAAAACCAACATAAAACTCTATTCATCTTTTTTCCAAAAGTAAGCCTACTCGCTGCACCGCTGCACCAACAGGCGACTTACACCGGCATCCGCTTTCAGCTTTCAACGTCAGTAATATCTGGTGCCTTTACATTGATCCCAATAACACTAGGCTTCTCTGTTTCCTCTGGATTGTCCAGCAGGCCACTAGCCTTAGCCAGCAGCCGCAGGACACCTACCTTATCGTACAGATCGATTTCCAGCGTAGAGTTGCCATCCCTGTCCACCTTTGTCTTAATACTCTTAATGGCTTGTAGAGCGTGTTCAGGTATCTCGCTGGCCCTCTTTACCCGTACATTGCCAGCCTCGTCCCAATCCATGATATCCGTGATCTTGGTGTTAGCCATTGAAAGTAGCGCATAACTAACAGCCTCCCGATTCTGTATCAAAGTCTCAGATCGGGTCAACCTACGCCTAATGCTCCTAATCCCACCCCATCCATCCAAAGACGGTATGTTGTGCGGATTAGCAGTCTTAGACTTATCTACCACGGGATATCGTCTTTCATTTCCTTAACCCCACCGGCAGAAGGAGCCAGATGAGCCTGACCATTCACCAGCTTCCCAACCCTTACAGAGAACCAATCCTTGCCATTCTTGTCCTGTTTCTTGTACAAATCCAGAAAATGCACTGCACCGTCAGGCAGCATGATCTTACCCCTGAGATCAGCGTGCCAATCCTCTTTCTTCTGGTCATTGGTAAAAGCACTGCCGTAACCAGCTTTCATCTCATACGCCATAAATCCTCCATAAAAGAAGCCTACTAACTGATGGGTGGCGAACACTGGAGGAAGTGTTCAATCAGCTTTCGGCTTATCAAAAGTGTATATCACCATAAAACCCATTGCAACTACTTTTTTGTCGTAGTATGATTACTTCCGTGGGGCCATAGTCCAGCCCTCTGCACGGCAGGTGGCATACCAAGCAGGATAAACGTGGCTAATGGGTAGAATTCTCCTAGCATAGCTTACCTGGACAGGATCAATAAGCTAACTTCGGGAACCAGAGTATCCAGGCAGATCACCGCCAGCCTAGATAAACAAGGTGCCACTCTCTTTTTAAGAGATCCCCGTATATACGGACGGGGTTCTTTTATCGCAAGCAGCGTAACACCAAACCCTTTTTTAAAAATATCCTAAAACCCAAGGTACTAAAAAAAGTAAGGAAAAATTTTGGGTTGCACCCGCTCGATAGGCTATGGGGTGGGGGGAGGGAAGGGTGCCTCCCGCTGGCTGACAGGCATGTCCATACCGCCAGGCATACGGCACAATGCCCGCAGATCGCGACCGACACGGCACGATTCCCCCTGTCACACGATGCATACGAACGTATGCGCCATGTGCAGCAGGTGATAACAGGTGATCGGATAGCTGGCGCCGGTAGCATGTGACAAAATTTGTCACTTTCTGACAATCTTCGTCACTTCTGATTGTTCAATATCAAACTAGCTTATCCCTTGAAATAGTCTCCCGCGTTTCCCCTACCGCATGACGATTGTTATATGTTAGTAATCACTCACGTTAGTATCCACTAACACCAGGTTAGTAATCACTAACACTAGACTAGGTTAGCAGTCACTAACATTTATCAATCAGTGGGTTTTATCTGGTCATCAAAACAATCAATTGAAAAAGATGTTGACATGCAGGGTTGATGACTTGCATCATGTGCATACAGTCAATCACGACTGCAATTCACGGAGGCGATACCATGAACAAGAACGAAACCCGCGAGATAACCAAACTGCAACAATACCAAGCGATAGGCGCTGATGTCGGAATGCTGGCCCGCAGTCTGTCGGCGCTGATCCGGTCCGCCCGCACCAACAAGTCACGCGATGCTCTCATGTCATACGTGACGACGTTCGGTGTCGCTGGCCATCCTGATTTCATTATTTAACTGTTAAAACCCGCTGCCGGACGGTATCCGGCATTTTCATATTCACGGGACAAACACCATGAAAATCAAAGTATTCAGAAACGGTAACAGTGCCAGCATGGAAAAGAATGGTTGCTGGTATGTAATCAAGTGCAGAATCGGAACAGAATTGCATGACCGCATCATGGTTGATGATCCGCGCATGGCGCGAGGCTATTACAAAGCCTTCTGCGCTGTAGCTAAAAACAAGTAATTTCGCCTTAACCTTACACGGAGAAAATACCATGATTGAAACTATTGAAAAAATACAGGCAAGACACGAAAAAGAATTAGCGGATGCTCAAAAAATATCTGCGGTGTCGGCAGAATTACCGATTGCTGCCGATGGAATAATGTCCACGTATTCCGATCAATACTGGATAACACATAAGGCAAAAACCGCTGACGATATTGTCAAGGTGATACGCGCCTATTCGCAAATGATTGTTCCTACTACAGAGTACAGAGACGGATGCTTATATCGCGTGCCAATAGATTTGATGCCGCAAAGAATCAGGGCGTCAGCCACAGAAAAAGGCAATGATGTTGTTTTCTCTTTGGATGTTGATCAAGGGCGCGGCTTTGGCCCATGCGTAGAATTCTGGTTTTACGCCAAAACGAAAAACGGCATTTATTTAAAGGTAAAATGTGATTTGCCAAATAATTATAGATTGTCGGCCGATATGAAACGGCCAGATTATGATAGGCGCGGCGATTGCTTGGGCAATGGCGAATCTAGGCCGAATACAATACTCAGCAGCATTTTTGATAAACACATAGCATGGTCTCCTAACATGCGCGGCGTAGATGCTCGCTACACCTACACACTATGCGATGATGCACCAGATTATCGCGCCGCGATAGACATCATGCAGAACAGCCCTTTATCTGACGTTTTGGGGGTAAGCAATGGATAACATTTTATGGACGTTAACGGGCATGGCGTGCGGTCTGCTATTGGCCGTCGTAATTATTGAGTTTGCTTTTTAACGGAGGAAACCATGAATAAATACTTAATTCATATACCTGGATGGGTTTACGCCATGACTGCATACGGCACTAATAAAAAAGACGCTGTAGATCGGTTTAAGAATCAGCACGGAATCACTCGTATGCCCAACGGCTACGGAATCTGGGAAGCCTGACATTCGCTAAACAATTCGCCTTTTAACTGAGGCGGGCCAATAAACAAGGGGCGCTGATACCGCCCCTTTTCTTTTAATGCGATTCTAAGGGGCGAACCATGCCGGAGTGATACCAGACCATTGACAGGCTAGCGACGTCGCACTGTGGCGCATCCTAGCGCATCCTGATCGGCTTCATGCCGTGCCGGTATGCTCAGGGTATGCGGTAGGCTGTAATGCAGTCGCATTGCTGGTGCCGGTATGCTCATGCCGTGCCGATGTCCGCCGATGCGTTATTGCTGTGCAGCAATGGGTGAGACGGCATCTAATTGTGGGGCGCGGTGAAATCTTACCGGCTGTCCCTGCCAGCCAATGACGAAAGACCGTAGGAATCTTGGGGGAATTCTAATTCCAGCTAATTTTGGGGCGCGGTAGTATTCTCGTCGCTGTCATCAGGCACCCAGATCATGGGGTCATCCAGATTCGGTACAGATTCGCCACTGATGGAGATGGCATCCTCGGCTGATAGATTGGCATCGAATATGACACGCCTGATATCACCTCTGATGCCTGGCCTGCGCTTGCCTATCACCTCGCAGTAGCCGTATTGCTTTGGCTTCCGCATGACCACGCTGGCACGCTGTTCGCTGACGTTTACCATCCTGCCGATGGTAGTCAGGCTGACCCAGGTGACGCCATTCTTGTGAATGAATGAACACAGTGCAGCAAGGATACGCCACTGCGAAGCCGTCAGACGTTTATCAGATGCCGCCCTGATTGGCAGGATAATAAACTGCCTGCGATCAACCGCATCCTTTTGTTTGACTCGGTGCTTCTTTGGTATCTTGAATTCCATCACGACCTGACAATCTTGGATATCTTCGCTGCAATTCTGCGGCGCATGGAGATGTGCCGGTTTAATGCTCTCTCTAATTCCTTCAGCTTTGCAGGCAGATCAAAGTCAATCTTCATCAGGCCAGCCTTTACTCTGCGCTTGATGACGTTAAGGCGCATGATCCTGCGACGCACCGCCTCTATGCACAGCCTGGTATCGTCTAGCTTCTCGTTAAGAATACTGATATCGGGTATTGCCTGCGGCTTCTGCTGTATCTTCCTTTCGTCGAATGAGTAATCGGTATGAGTGCCGAACTTGACCAGCCTGCCAGCCTTTACCTTGACAGTCTTTGGCAGCAGAGTGTCCATCATCGGGTGGCTTTGCCACGCCTCCAGTTGTGTATCCACAGCATTTCCTTTCGCAGGATCTCGTAGCCTTTCGCGCCACGGGAATCCCTGACATTGTTGAGATATTCCAGCTTACTTGGGATTGGCTTTTTGCGCTTGCGATTGGCTTTGTCAGGCAGGTTATCCAGCACCCAAATAGCTTCGCAGTGCAGCCTCCACTGCTCACTGTAATTGCTGACTTCAGTGCCGTCAATTAATTTTACAGTGCGCTCATCTGGATGCGCCTGTCCGCAGACAGAGCAAGTCACTTAACTGACAGCCATAGACCGATGTTAGAGAATGCGTAACCGGCATAGACTATTGACATGGGGGAATTACCCTTTGCTACCTGCTCTGCCGCGATGTATGCGTAGATCAGGCCGGTAAGGATGACTAGCCAGGAACTCATTTGATCCGGTATTTGTCACGGCATGGCGCACAGATGCCAGTGACCAATCTGCCGGACCATTCCCCGCACAGGTCACACTCTCCAGGTTCACCTTTAGGGATTTGCTGTGCCTTCTTCCGCGCCTCTTTAATTATGACTTCCATTCGGGTTTCTTCGCGGTCATTCGCGTCATCAACAAGATCAGCCATCCATATCCTCGCGCACCTGTTTAATAAACCATTCCAGCGGCACCACCACGCGCCACGGCTGACCGTTGCGACGGTATGCCAGCACCGGAATGTCGTCATGTGAGGCAGCATCTTCCACCTGTTTACACCATGCGTCAATGCTCAGTGTCTCGCGGCGCTTGACCTCGATGCGATACTTGCCGATCTGGATGTCATCCCCGCCATCCCTGGCCTGCCCTAGCTTGCGCTGAATCTTGACACCCAGATGGTCGGTCAGTATCTGCGCCAGTTCACGCTCACCTGCCGCGCCCTTGTTCCTAGCCATTCTGCCACTCATTTCGGCGCCTCCAAAAGTGCCGCAAGTCTATGATTTAAGTCACGATTCCTGCCTTCAAGAAACACCTTGATGGCCTCATCGACGATGCTTGCCCTGCTGCGACGCTGCGCTGTTGCCGCCATGTCAAGCAGCGCCCTAGTCTCAGGCCGCAGACGGATCATGAAAGGTTTGTTTGCAGGCACTTGACATCTCCTTTTTTGCTGGATTACACTGTCAGAAGTATAGCACATTGCTATACGCAATCCGAGATACAGGAGATATAGATGAGGTATATAGCATACTATCGAGTCAGCACTGACAAGCAGGGGCAGTCAGGTCTTGGCCTGGAAGCGCAGCGTAAAGCTGTGGAACCGTGGGCAGACAAGATCTTTGGTGAGTTCACCGAGGTGGAATCCGGCAAGGATGACCACCGCCCGCAGTTGCT